ACAACGTAGAAGCTGAAGTGATGAGTGGTGACATCACATCAGTGCTAATGGCAGCGAAAAGTGAGGATCAGGAAGCATTCTACAGGATTGCCGATAACTATCTTCCAACGCTGCGACGAGTAGATCAACAGGCATACTATCACGTACTCGGAAACGTGATAAAAGACACCATCATTACGATGGTTAAGGAAAGTCGCGCACTTGGTGAACAAGGTGCGCCGTTACAAGCAGCGGCGAATGTCCTGAACCAGTTTGTATTTGGTTCACAGAATTTTGCTCCACCTGTTCCGTTGTCAAGACAGAGTGACCCGCGTGAACAGAGTAGAGAGCAGCAATACAGACAGCAAGAACAGCAGAGAATTTATGGTCAGTTTGAGTCTACGCGGGAAAGTTTGCAGACTAAAGCTGATAACGTGCTTACAGCGACGATTAGTGGGAACATTGATCCGCGTGGCACGATGACAGATTACGTGAAGAATCATGCGGTGAAAGAGGCGCATGAAACACTCGAAAATCTCATGGCAAAAGACGTGAGATTTCGTGGACTGCTCGACAGATTGTGGGAGAAAGCATTTCAGAGTGGATTTGACAAAGAATCCACCGATAGAATTAAGAGTGCGTATCTAAGCAAAGCGAAAACACTTTTGCCTAGTGTGATAAAAAAGGCACGAAACGACGCGCTTAGAGGCTTAGGTAGACGCGCAGATTCAGAAGATCGTGAAGAAGAAGAAAGACCCGAGAAAAAGGGTCCAATTACGCCCGGCCGTCCACAGGCCCCCTCTAGTGGAAAATACAAGAAGGCGAGTGATATCCCGCGCGGGATGAGCACATTGGATGTGTTGATGAAAGACTAGAGGGGAATTATGGCTGTAAATGAGGCTCAAGTCGCGGCACTTGAGTTGGAGAAAGTTGTTCCAAAAGTCCGTGTACTGTTTGAGCGCGATGACAAGTTCTATGCGAACATCAAAAAGCGGGATGTGGAGAAGATTTCACACCGTCAAATGCGTGTTCCATTGGAACTCAGGCCCGGAGGTAGTTTCCAATACTTCAATCCTGATGGTGGTGATCTGGGTCGAGGTGGTGGACCTACTTTTGATAAGGCCGTTCTGAACTGTGTTTTCTTGAGTGAGAACATCGAATACACCAAGTTGACGCAGTGGGCAACAGATGATGCGCGCAAAGCCATCATCAATTCTGTACGTCGTTTGACTGCAACTGCACTGGATGAAATGCGCCGACAGTTGGATAGTCAGATGATGCAGACTGGTGATGGTGTGGTAGGTGTAGTCACTACTGATACACCCGCTGGCGGATCAAACGTACTCACACTGACAACTGATGGATTTGGCGCACGATTGGTCAGATACGGTCAGACGGTGCAAGTGTGGGATACGGGCTTGACCACGAAAAAGGGTGAAGCTCTTATCACTCAGTGGGATGTGGAGAACAAAGTAATCAGTTTGACTCCACAAGTCGCTGGCGTAGGTGCGGGTGATAAGTTGGTGACTGCTGGTCTTACTGCACCAGCTTCATTGCCTGCATTGTTCGGTGTGCCGTATCATCACTCGAACGCGAGTGCTGGTACATGGTTGGGATTCTCGCGCAGCACTACTCCAGAGATTCGTGCAAATCGAGTCAACGCGGGTGGTTCGGCGCTAACGTTACCGTTACCGCGTTTGGCAATCAATAAGATTGGCAATCGTGTCGGTATCGAGAATTCATTCTCACCGAAAGCATGGACGCATCCATGTCAGCAGCAGGCTTACGAGGAGATTGGTCAACTCGTAAGCATCATCCAGAAAGCTGCAAAAGAAGAATCACTGAACATGTATTTCGGTGGTTCCAACATGCAGTTGGCTGGTGCGCCAGTTACTCCGTCGTTTAACTGGGACAAGACACGCATCGACTTCGTGGTCGATGAAGTGTGGGGACGTGGTGAGATTCTGCCCATCGGATTCTACACTACGGACGGGCGTAAGATTTTCGAGATTCGTGGCGCATCTGGTGGTGTGGCTGCGGCGGAAATCTTCTACATGGTCGTTGGGATGCAAACTTTTGTAAGTAATCCAGCGGCTTGTTCTTACATTGATGCTCTTGCTGTACCAGTTGGATACTGATATGAAGCACAGCATGGATAGGAATTCTGAAAAAACTCATTGTAAGTATGGGCACGAGTTTACCCCAGAGAATACCTATCATTATACAAAGCCTGATGGAAAAACTCGTAGGCAGTGTATAACATGTAGAGATCGAGTAGGACAAGAACGACAAAGGGATAATCATCTGAAAAGACTTTACGGTATCAGTGAAGAAGAATACGATAATTTACTGGTATCGCAGGATTTTAGGTGTGCCGTTTGTCGCGAAGAAAGTAAAACTCTCGGAAAAAATGCTAGGTTACACGTAGATCATGATCATCTAACTGGTAGAGTGAGAGGTCTATTGTGTTATGCGTGTAATATAGCAATAGGATTTTTGGAAGAAGATCCTGAGAGAGTTCAGAAAATCATGGATTACTTAGAAAGAGAGAGGTAGCATCATGCCCCTAGTGGCAAGCGATTGGGCAGCGTTGAATCCTGCCAACAACGTCGCGCCGGTAACTGTAGCCAGTGCAGCTACTATCGCACCGACTACATTCCTCACAGTACTGACGGGTAACGTAGCGATTGTGACGATTACTCCGCCAGTACCGCACGGACACATGCTCGCAATTCAGTTCGCTGGAACTGCGGGTGTGACGGGTGCAACTGGTAACATTCTGACTACTACTGCATCAGTAGCAGGTCAGGTCATGTTGCTCGTGTTCAATCCGAATACACAGAAGTACGTTCCGGTCGGCTAGTTAACATGCTAGTAGCTGGGACACACTCGCCCCGAGTGTGAAGGTATTAGCATATAGCGGTGGGTGGTGGGCGGAAAGAGGTAACATGATTCCAGGAACCACGAGTAAACTGAGTGAAAGTACGGTAGCGAGCGCGGCTATCATCAGTGCCAAAACTGACATCGTACTCGTTACAGGAACTACTGCAATCAATACAATTCTGCCAAATTTTGGGGGAGGCTTTGGCGGATTCCTTGTATTGATTCCAACTAATGCTGCGGGTGTTACACTTGGAACGAGCGGAAATATTCTGGTAGGTGTTGCAGCCGCCCAGAATCGCGCTCTATTCATGGTGTTCGTTCGCTCGCTGGGTAAATGGATTATCAACTCTGGTGTCTAAATGGAATCTATCGAGACATTAAACACTAGACTGATTGATGAGTATGGGGCTGACTCTACAACGGGTCAGCCCATATTTAGAATTGTGTGGGCTAATGACCAGACAGAGAAAAGACTAACTAACTATTTGGAAAATGGTACCCGATTGTTGTATCCTGTTGTGATGGAGATGAGGAAATATCCATATCTGAGGAATACACACGTTCTTGAGAGGTTGGTAGTAGTTCCTGAAGAAAATCAACATGAACTCCCTACCTCCAAAGTGAGTTATGAGCCGATTTGGGCGTATCGTGATGGTGATGACAATCCATTACCTCCGATATGGTCCGCGACGAAGTTCATAATCGACTGTCTCTACGCCGCGCTTGGTAAAAAGAGTTTGGCGAAATACGTGGACGACGAGAAAAACACGACTCCTGAAGGTCGTGAACAGCGAATTTCAGAGCTTCAGTTGGAATTATTTGGCAATGAAACTGAAACAGCGGACGCGCTCAGGTACAAAGAGGGAATCAGTGTCCCATCCAACTACAAAAAGGAAAATTAGTATGCTTGTAGGCGAATTGACCACGTTCAAGTCATATCGCAAGAAGAATAATCTCCTTGCGAGGCAGATGGATGTGAAATTTATCATCAAGAATGAGGCTCCCAAGAAAAGTGTTGTGGGAGAAGCTGGAGATTACCTAGCAATTGATGACGTAGGTGATCCTTACGTCATTCCGAAAGATGAATTCGAGACTACATATCAAGAGGTGGAGTAAATCATGCAGGTCGGTGAATTTCCGGGGCTGTTACAACAGAATAATCGTCGCACTATACGCGCTCCAGTCAATCCTATGGATAAGAGCACGGTAGTGTCGATACTACCGAAGCTGATTGAGGAGCGTAAACCTACATGTCAGCCGGGATTCTTTGCATTGAAGCCCGGAAACTTCGAGAATCCATCAATTCTGGTAGTCGGACCATCGAGTTGGTGGAGAGAAATTGATGAAAATCAACCACTACTTGAAATTCCAGTATCGAGCATTCAGATTGCTGATTCTATTGTGCGAGACTACTGTAATGGTCTGCTGGCTTGTGATATGGCGGGTAAGATGCCGGGTTTATTCTATATTCCCGGAGAGTTTAGTGTAGATAAGCTGAAAAAGGAACATCTTCCTCTCTTAATTAAGGCTAAAGAGCAGCAGAAGAACTGGTTCCTAGAACTGATTAGAATTGCGGATATTCTGTGGAGCCGGAGTAACGGAAATCCCCTGTCAATCAGTGAAGATGCGCGGATGGCGTGTAAAGAGTTGAATATCACGCAGAAACCGTGGTTGGGCGACGTGCAACACGCAGAATTAGTGCGATGTGTTGCGTGTGGTAGCCTGCGTAACAGTAATTTCCCCATCTGCCAGACATGTAAGGCAATCGCGGACCCGGAATTAGCGAAGAAGTTGAATTTGACCTTCGCTCAGTAGTTGATTGGAGAGAATTGGAGAGAAAGATGCCACATCAAGTAACGATTACGGCGAAAACGGGACCAGACAGAGCTAGTACGGCTGCTGTGATTCCAAATGTTACGCGATTGGATTTCGACCTGAATGATAAGATTCTTCAGGTGCACACGGAAACTCAATCGGGTAATCAGATCAAAGAATACGAACTGAGTGCAGTTACTACGGTAACATGCACGGTGACTGCTGGAAACTGGGCCTTCGTTCTGTCATAACTGGACCTTTGTTCTGTCATAGGCATAGGAGGAACAATGACTGACCAAAAACCTAATGCAAAACCAGAAGTATCGGAGGAACAAGCAGCGAAAGAAAAGGAGGAGAGGAGAAATAAAGAGAGGGATGTTTTAAGGAAGTCTGTAGAAGAAGTTTCAAACAGACATCTAGAGCAAGAAAAGAAGTTCGCGAAGGAAGATGCAGAAGAAGCCCAAAAGAAGGCTGAGAAAAAATGAGCACCACAGCCGTATCAGCGGGTCAGATAATGGATCGTGTTGCGAATCTATTAAATGATCCCAATAAAACTGATTACAAATATAATGTCATGGTTCCTTACCTGAACATGGCAATTGAGGAATTCTCTGACATGATGGCGGAGGCTAACGCTCCCGTATCTAATTTCACATCAACTAACTACACGCCCTATCAGATTATTATGCCAGTTGGAGTAGATGCTATTGTTCGACAAGAAGATACAACTCCAGGATATCCGAAATATCCGGACAATTTGGTTGAGATTCAGGAGATTGGTGAACGACCTGAAGGAAGTAATAAAGCATTCCACCCATTACCACACAGAGAATTTAACCAGAGATTTCCTACCACTAACTCTCTCCTATTCTGGACTTGGGATCTACTAGTAATCAGGTTCAATCCGGGTGGAGCGAATCTCAGACTAGAAATTGAATTGAAGTATGTGATTCAGGGAGTCAACTACGTAGTAAATGAGAATGATATAATTCACGCGATTAACTCACGCACTTACCTCGCATACAAGACTGCGGCTCTATGTGCTTTCTTCATTGGAGAAAATGAGACGCGCGCAGCCGTATTAGAGGCTCAAGCAGAGAAAGCAATAGACAGGGCCATAGCGATTAGTAACAAGGGTCGCCAGAGTATCATGACTCGTCATAGACCCTTCAGAGCTGCATTTAAGGCTCGTGGTGGATACTAATGCCGACTACTAGGGACCACGAACCACTCGTAATTGAAGACTTTACTGGCTGGTGGAGTAGAGGTGACGCCGAATCTGCTCCATCTGACCACTTCATTCAGGCTGATAATGTTCAGTATTTTCAGTCTGGACTTGAGACTAGGGAGGGAATAACCTCCTATGTCAATCCAAGTGTCATTCTGAAGCCTCTAAGAATCTATAACTACATTACACAGCAGGGTGGAACTCTCCTGGTATTGACTGAAGGAGGGAACATCTATCACATTAAAGGTTCACCTAGGACGATAGTTGGGCCGATTCTAACCATCGCAGCGATGGAGGATTTTGGGTTCGTCGCGATTAACGGGCGCGCGTATATCAGTCCATTCAAGACATACACGAATGAGAATGGTGAAAAGTATCAGCTAGGAATTCAAAACGAATTCATTTACGTCTACAAAGGTGATGGAACTGCGGCGCGTAAAGCGGCCGGGACTCCACCTGTAGGCCCGCCGATGACTGCTGCAATGGGAGCAATCACGACGGGAATTAAATCTGATGCTGGATTTCACATCATCGGAGTGGTATATGAGACGGACACTGGTTATTTCACATCAATAGGACCAGATGTTAAAGCTGAAGTAACATTCACTGGTACGCATGATATAGTCGTATCGAATATTCCTGTATCACCTAACGCTTGGGTCAAGAAGCGACATCTGGTATCTACGAAAATGATACCGGAATACAATGGTGATCAGAAGGGATATCAATACTTCTTCATTCCAGGAGGAAATATTGATAATAACATCGATACTACGAAAACTATCAACTTCTTTGATGCTGACCTGCTAAGTGACGCATCGCACCTAGCTGATAACTTTGCTGAGATTCCCGCTGGTGTATATCTGAACACGTATCATTCTCGGCTCGTGATAGTCGGAGAATTTGGTACGACTGAAACATTGACAGGACTACCAGCAGGAATCACAGACAACAGATCAATTGCTAGATTGTCAGTCGCAGGTGAACCAGAAGCAATAAACAAGGTAGAAGGAATCATAGTTGTTCCACTAGATGGTCATCCACTAACATGCGTCCAAGAATTTAGGGATGTCATGTATATATTCAAGAAAACTAGAACATACGCATACTCAGATAACTATGATGAACCAGTAACATGGCAGGAAGAACTACTGGACCAAGGTATAGGCTCACCTGTTCATGGAATAGCAACGGTGTTAGACACGGGCGGCGTGAACATCGACTTTCTAATCATTGTGGACTGGTCAGGTCTGATGCTATTCAACGGCGTATATGCACAGCCTGAAATGTCCTGGAAGATTGAAGATTTTTGGAGAGGATTGGACCGAAATGAATTCCATCTAATACAGATTGTAAATGATTCAATCAATAAGAAACTCTGGATTACATTGCCTCCGCCGTTCAGGAAGGTGCTGTTACACGCGGACTACAAGAACGGAATGAATGCGAAGGAAATTAGATGGGCTAAGTGGATATACGACGCGAACATCAACAGCATCACACTAGCCGAAACTGACAGATTAGTACTCGGAGCTATTGGTCCTGATTTAATTTCTGGAAATCCTACGGAGATTTTAGATGTCGGTTAGGTCTAGCGCGGGTTATGTGCAATTGATAAGATTTCAGACTACTGGGTCTGAAAATCCGCCTATTTTTTTCCCAGGTATAACTCCTGCTGCGTCGGAAAAGTGGAGTTTCTGTATTTGGGTCAAGCAGTATTTCACGGTCCCGAACACATTAGTCGGATTTAACTGTATCGGGGGGTCGAACATAATCATACAGAATGACGGAATTGTATGGCATCTGACTGCACGCGATAAAACTCTTGCTGCTCCCTCTACAGACATAGGCTTTGTCCTGCACAACAGATGGCAAGTATTCTGTTTTGCTAAGAGTGGAGCTAATGTTACAGTTTATGCTGGAGTAGAAGATCCATTAAGCACGAATCCCTGGGAACGTCCGGTCACACTAACGCAAGTAACTGCCGCAGGAACGGGATATAGCATTAATGACCCATTTTATAACTTGGTAGTTGCCATCAGTAACATAGCGGATGTTTGCTGCTTCAAGTATTGGAATCAGGATGCACTGACTAAGGAACAGTTTGAGGCTCAGGCAAATAGATGGGATACTAACACTGGTCCAGTAGCTGGTCCGGGACCAATTTGGGCCAGTCCTTTAAGGACAGCAGGAGATATAGGTAACATTGCTAATCCCTATACGTCACTTAATTGGGAACAGGGACATATGTGGGATCAGCATATTAACCGACCTAATTTGATTACAGCCGGACAATTAGGTGGCTGGAATGACCCTGCATATTTGGCGACCGCGCAACCATGTCCTACATGGCTGTATCCGGTTAATACTGATGGTACTGGTCCGGGTAGTGCAGTTGCATATATAGATCCTGGGCTTACTCCTGCTGTTCCTACATTCTACAAAGCAGTTCACTTTATTAAATTCGTAGATAAGGGTTCAGTCCCTCACAATGATTCAACGGTAAGCAGTATTAGGTATTATGGCTTCTTTAACACTGGAGCAGATGTGGGAACACCTGCGACTGAGGCGTGGGGACTATACAGAGATCATAATAACGCAGAAGTAAGCAATACATCATTAGCCAGTAATAGTTTCATGCAGACGGGAAATGCAGGATTAACTATTCCTGGGTCTGTCACGGCAACTAACATGTATAGATGGGGATTTGGTGCGGAATTTCTGTGGAATCCTGTAACACCGCAGGGGCCAACTAAGGAATCACGTATATCTCAACAAATGCTGTATGTAATATACACTGGATTTCCAACTGGTCGCGCACTTGCCCCCAAAGATGATTTGAGTGGTCTGTTCGTGGTCAATAAACCAAAGGAAGCGCGCGTCGATATTTATAACAATCAGGTAAGTCTGCGAATTCCTAATCCTACGATTAGAACAGCATACATAGGTGAATAAATGCCAGTAGGTGCTGCGGTATCAGAGCAAAGTTCGGGTGAGGCTACTACTCATTTCTCCACGATACGCATTCGATTGACTGGTGCGGGAGAGTTGAGAATTGCTGTGTTTTCACTCGATGATATGCGCTCTAAGGCGTTAGATCCTCTACCTATGGCTCTTAGCAACAGGTATTCTCCTACTCGCATAGTGAATTTTGTTGAGCAGCGCGCATCATTTGAACTGAAAACTGTCAATCAGGGCGACTACTTCAGAATTAACCGAATTGTAATCTTTACGAAGGAAATATACAAGTCATATCCCGGTTCATAGTCATGGTGCAGAAGCGTTCAACTAAGCCGCCGCAATTTGCGGACTTAAAAAGTACTCTAGCACAATCTAGGGACGTTGATGGTTCTCTGTACCAAGTCGTTCAGGAAATTATTGAACGATTATCAGGTGCTCAGGCTGCTGTTTCGAGTACAACCATAATAGGTGGTGGACCGGGAGGTGGCGGCGCGAGTGATGCGGCCTCATACCTAACTGAAGATAATGAAGCATCGATATTACCGAATTCACGTCAGTTCCTTGCAAGATTTGGACTGAAATTCGATGATACAGTTGCCAACAAGAGAACGATAGATTTAGATTTAGAGTATTTAGGGAATTTCGCAGCCGGTCCTCTCTACAGTGACGGAGATGTAATCATTGGTCCAGATAATATTGCTTATCTGTGTGTAAAACCGACTAATGATCCTCCTGTAACATGGCCCGGTGTAGGTATTGCAACAGTTACAGGTCCACCGGGACCACCCGGACCTACTGGCCCTACAGGTCCACAAGGTATAGTAGGACCAATAGGACCACAAGGACCACCCGGACCAGCAGGTGGAGCTGTAGCAGATGCTACATATTGGTTAGTTTCACCACACGCGAGTCTACCGAATGCGCGTCCATTAGGTGCGCTCGGAACTGGCTATGTAAGATCAACTGCGGGTGAACCAAGTGTAGTCGCGACAATACCACTAACTGATACGACTGGAATACTACCAGATAATCGATTGACTTCTAACGTAGCACTGAAGAACATCGATAACATGTTTGTACCACAGACTCTTGCTGCTTTTACTAGAATTTCTGGAAGTTATGGTGCATTAGAATTTCATGATACTGCTGCTCCAGTCAATAAACGTATCTGGAGAATGATTAATTATCAGGATGGTAATCTTTATGTTGAGGCATGGACTGATGGCTTTGGAACTAATCAGGCCCAATTTGCATACACAAGAGTTGGACAATTTGTTGCACCATTCCTGCTAGGCAATGGCGCAGATGTAACGAATCTAAATGGATCGAATATCACGACTGGACTAGTTAATCCAAGTAGATTAGGTAGCGGAACGCCGAATGCATCCACATTCTTACGTGGTGATTCAACGTGGCAGTCATTAGAATCATTTCCGAGTGGATTGATTGTTATTAGTATGTCACCTTGTCCAGTTGGATGGACAAGGGTGAATTGGGATGGACTCTTTATACGTAGTGGTGCTCCGGGTGGAACTGGTGGAGCAGCAACACACTCACATGGTCCGGGCACTTTTGCAGCAGGTTCGCATAATCATGGTGGTAACGTCAATGTCAGCGTGAATGTCAGTGGATCTACTAACAACGCTGGGAATCATAATCATCATTTGAGCGCACCATTTGCTGGCACAACAGCATCTACAGGCGCAGCGAACACGGCTGATGCTGGTGGAAGTTTTCAGACTAATGCGGCGAGTCACACTCACAACTTTAGTGGAACAATTGACTCGGACACTGATTCAAGAGGAGATCACTCACATAATTTCAGCGGATCGGGTGCAGGTTCAGGTCCAATAAGTAGTGAAGCGCCTCCTGTTACGGGCGTGTCAGCGGCGGCATCTAATCTGCCACCATTTATTGACGTGTATTTCTGTCAGAAGAATTAGTTATGATTCTAAACTTTGAAGATGAGATGGGTGAACGTCATTTTCAGTTCTGTTTCGTTGGATTCGTACTTGGAGGGTCGTTACAACAGACTAAAGGAATGCAGATACTTCGCACTGAAGTAGGACTATTCGAGAAATTAGAGAGTATCAGTGAATTGAAGTCATGTGGCAAGAAAATGATCAATGGAGAATCAGAGAGACAACTGAAAAAGGAAGGAAGTAGGCAATTACAGATTAGCATGGTTGAATTTGACATGTTATTCAACTATTTAGCTCAGGTTCCGTGGCATACTGGTACTCCTGCGCGTAATGCGTTAGAAACAATAGAGTGGTTACAAACATCGAGTAAGAGAAATGGTTGATATTCCTGATCCTGCAACTACTAATTGGGTTCCTATCTGGAATCCACTCAGTGAGGGACCAGTTGGTCCTGCTGGGCCTACTGGCCCTAAAGGAGATAAAGGAGATACAGGAGCTACAGGTTCACAGGGACCACAAGGTATACAAGGTCCGACAGGTCCGGGTGTTCCAGTTGGTGGTACTGCTGGACAAGTATTAACAAAGATTGATGCAACTAATTTCAATACTAACTGGCAATCTCAGGGGGTGTGGCAGCCTTTTACACCAGTAATAACTGCATCAGGTGGAGGCTTTGCGCTCAATAATGGAACATTAACAGGCCGATTCATGACTATCGGTAAAACTGTATACTGCACGATTGCATTCAATCCTGGAACTACGACTGCGGCAGGAAGTGGATTCTATACATTCAGCTTACCTACAGCATTTACTGGAACGATAGCAATGCCTGCAATTTGGAATGGTTCACCTACTTATCAGGGTATGACCGCGCAAGCATTCGGAGCCGGTGTTGTATTGCTGATACATAATAGTGCGAATCTCTATAGTGGTGCGGCACCGGCTGCATTGGCGTCTGGTCAAGTCATTACAATTAGTGGATTCTATGAACTCCCATAAAATACGCGCACTTACTCCCGCTGATGTGAGTGAAGTGGAGAGAATTCACTCGTTGCACTTCAAGGGTGAATTCACTATGCCAGATTTCATGAAATACGTCTGTGCATTCGTTGTGGAAGACGAGGAAGGAATCATTACAGCGGGCGGAATACGTGACATAGCTGAGTGCGTATTAGTCACGAACATGAGTAGAGATCCTAGAGTTCGAGCGCGGGCATTATACCAGATGTTAGACGCGAATACCTTCGTGTGTAAGAAGTCGGATTACGAACAGATGTATGTTTGGAGCCAGAATCCAAAATACACGAAAAGATTAATGAAAAACGGGTTCAGATTGCCCCAAGGACAGTCACTCATTTTCGACTTGTGAGGAGTTATGGGTTCAAATAACAAGAAACCAGGCGAATCTGGAAATGATCCTCGGGGCCAGTTACAGAATGCTGCTAATTATCAGCAAAATCGATATGAAAAGCAGCAAGGACCAATGGTTAATGCATTCGCGCAGAACTATGGTCGTGGTTCTGAAGCGAATTACGGTGATTACACCGATATTATGAACCAGTATCGGTCCATTGCATCAGGTGGTGGACAAGCTGGCGAAGGTGGTGGAGGCGGTGGCGGAGGCGGTGGTGCTGTTGGTAATTTCGACGCATTTACTGTATCTCCGGGTAGAGCAGGATACAGTGATCCATTTGCTTCATACGGAGGAATGCAGGAATTCGCCAGCACAGGTGGATACTCTGCTAATGACATAGCGAATATGCGTGCGAGGGGAGTCAGTCCTATACGCGCGGCATACGCTAACGCTGAACGTGAAGTAGGTAGACAAAGGTCATTACAAGGTGGCTACGCACCTAATGCAATAGCCGCGCAGGTAAAGATGGCAAGAGAACAAGGACAGGCTGCGGCTGATGCTACACAGAATGTAGAAGCTGGACTGGCAGAAGCAAGGAATAGAGGTAGGCAGTTTGGTCTGACTGGAATGGGTAATATTGAGGGTCAACGGCTCAGTGCAGACGTTGATCTCAGCAAATTCAATACAGGACTAGACTTTCAGGGTCAACAGTACAATGCTGATGCTTATGCGCGTGCCCAAGCGGCTGCAAATGCGGCTGCTGAAAGTGGTGCAAATCGTGGAGCAGCATCAGCAGCGGCTAATAACACCGATAGATTGAGAGCATTAAGTGGAATGACTCAGCTGTACGGCACTTCACCGGGTATGGCCGAGACATTCGGTAATCAGTTGTTACAAGGTGTAGGCCAAGGTGGTACATATGGCCTGAACATGATGGGACGGCGCGCGGAAGGACAACAATTACCGGGTGCATGGGAACGTGGTATGCAGCGTGGTAATGACGTAATGGATTGGGTTAACACTGGTACTGGTGTAGCCAATGCATTCCTGAGTAATCGTAGACGCCCACAACAGCCATCACGAGGGCCATCTAATGTTTGGGAAGAAGGCGGAGGCGGCTAATGGCGTCTAGATACGGGATTGATAAACTACGCCAACCTCAGATATTCCAGTCTACCCCAGATATTACTGGTGGTGACTTTGGCATGGGTAGTTATGCACCGACGTATGATGACCCATTTCAACCTATGCCAATACCAGATGAATTTCAGGCAATAAATCCGGGTAAGCCATCATTTGATCCTACGAGTTATGGACGTAACGTGCAGATGGGTCCACCTCCGCAGATTAAACCGATGGGGCAGAATGCAGCATATGATCCAAAAGAAATGGCGGATCTTATTAACCAATTCTATACACCATCTACTGTAGATAGAGACAGATTTCGAGGACTTTTAGACCAATATCCTGAACGTGAAGAACCGTCATTGGGTAGAAGGATCGTGGCTGCCGGTGCATTCCTTGGTAACAAGAGTAGAGGAATTCCAGGTGGTTATGAAGTGCAGGAAAAAGTGTTAAATGCACCTCATTACCGTGATATGGCTGATTTTACGGCAAAAGCGGGGCCATTTAGCCAAGCTGCACAATTCGAGAATACGGCAAACATCAATGAACGGACATTAGCAGGAAATGTTGTTAATGCTACAACCGCGGCGAATAAACAGGCTGAGTTGAGCCGAATAGCTGACGAGAAGAATCGAATAACTGAAGAAAAGAATAGAGCGGCGGCGGAAGTGAATTCAGTACGCGCGCGTGCGTATGCTGCCAAGAATAGTGGATGGACAGTAGAGAAGGCTGGTTCGAGATTTGTAGCAATAAATCCTAGTACTCAAGAACGAGTAGATTTAGGTCCATCTGGTGGGATAGATAGAGCAGATGAACTTGACATTATCGGTGAGTGGGGTGTAAAACGAAGTGAAGCACAGGGTAGAGCAGCAGTACAAACTGCACAGGCAGGTGCAGTAGCATCTGGTAGGGACTTAGTTGTAATAAATGGTACAACTTACCAGCGTAATGAGGATGGAAGCTTCTCTCCCGTACAGGGACTGCCGCAAGGTACTCCAACTAGACCTGGAACACCACCTAGACCTACGGCTGCATCAGGAGATATGCAGAAGATTTTAGGAAATGCCTATGCAATAGATCCTGAAGCCAGAGAGCACATAATTAAGAATGATGATGGCACATATCAAATGACAGATAGACCTAAAGCTGGTCCTACAGGTTTATGGGGATTGGGTGCGGGTGTAACTCAGGCTCAAGTGGATGCATGGGATAGAGTAAGACAGTCTATTGATCCAAATTATGTTCCTCCTTCACTTCCTAGACAAGAACAAACTGCACCTCCACCTGCACCTCCGACTACCTCATCAAAGGGAATTGGACCTACTAAAATTCCCGGAACATCAGAAGAAGAAAAAACTAGAGCAGACATAAGAGCTAGGGCTGCCGCTGCTGGTGCAAATAAAGGAGCAAGAGAAAAAGCTAGAATAACTGAATTAGAAGGATTTCTAGCCAATCCTAAGACACCTAATCAGATTAGGCCAGCTATTCAGAGAGAATTGGATGATCTTAAGAAAATTGGATTAAGGCAGCGCGCGGAGGAATTTCTAAAGGCTCAGGGACAGGTAGTTACGGATAAAAATGTTCAACTTGCCATTGCTAAGGGGTATGTAAAATAATGGCCGGCCCCCAAAAGAAGTACGATTTTTCAGATTTCGATACAATTACTCCGAAGTATGATTTTTCGGAATTTGAAACAAGTAAACCTGAACCATCAGGACTAGACTGGTGGATAGAACAGGGTCTACGCACTGTACCTGCCGTAGTTGGTGGTGTAGCAGGTGGTATTCTTGGTGGCATACCCGGTGGCATGGCGGGTGGTGCAGGTGGCTCTGCATTAGGTAATGTGCTGGGTAATTGGTATGGTGGAAGGGAATTTAATCCCGCTGAATTTGGAGTAGAGACAGCATTAGGTGCTGTTCCTCCTATTCTTGGACCTGCAAAATTCGCGGGTAAAGGACTCGGCGCAATAGCTAAATATGCGGGTAAAACAGCACTGTCCGGAGCTGCTGAAGGTGCAGTCGTAAGCGGTGCCGGTACTCCATTTCAACATTGGGCGCAGACTGGTAGTTTCGATGCGCCACTAGAGGAATATGCACAGAATGTTGGTGCAGGCGGGTTGATGGGTTTGGTAACAGGTGGTGGGATTGGTGCCTATCACGGCAGAAAACTGAATCAAATTCCTGATGTGCCATTACCTAAGACTGATGTTGATATTGACGTATCTGCTCCTCCGCCTCCCCCTGCTGCACGTCCATCTCTAAGTATTTCTACTGTTGCTGCTTCCCAACCAGTAGCAGGAGAGGGTTTACCGCGCGTAGTTACGATTAAGACTCCTGATGCTTCGATTGTAGAGTACTATCGTAATCAGGGATACGTGTCAGTACCAAATCTGCGTAGTCCTGAAGGCTACGTCCAGATGGTACGTGGTGATCTTGCGCCTCTATACACGAATGCTGAAACTACTCCAACTCAGGTCGAACCAACTCCAATTCAGCCTTCAGTGGAGCCAGTCTCACGCCGAGAAATACCCGGAGAAACTATTGAAGTTCCGACTGCTAGGGTAAATAACACCTTTATCGCTAATATGGAGGAAGGTGGATATACATTAGTTGATAGAAATCCTAATACTGTTACATTTAAGCGAGTAGCTGTAGGTGAAGATGAACCTCTAGTTAGTAACATGGCTGACCCTAGAGCAAGGGCAGAAGCAGAGGCAGAATTACAGGAAAGAGCAAGGCAACAGCGTATACAGCAGATTAATGAAAACATAGATGCAGGACGGCCTCCTATTCAGGAACAAACTCCATTTCAAACAGGATGGGATAAACTCACTCCTGAAGGACAAAGAGCTGTAAGTCAACAATCAGCGGATCAATTCAATATTGAAGCGGGTTTACAGGAATCTCCCTTACCACCTACTGGTATAGATGATTTACGCGCCCGTGCGCGTATGGAACAGATAGGTGGTGATGAGGAATCTCTAGTTAGTAGAATGCAGGCTGATCCTCTTGAAGAACAACGAGATAATCTGAGGCGAATGCTAAAACGTGAGCCTACACAGGAGGAATTTGAGGATTACGTTACGGCTCCTGTAACTAGAGTACCTCCGGGTAGTGCAACAGGTGCAGAAGGATCATGGCCTCAGAAAGTAAGAGGAGTATCTGAGTACGAAGCTCATGGATTGACGAGAACTTATCCAACACCTGGTCCTGCATTTGGTTCAGAACCAGTTAGCAGGATGCAGGTCAGGCAAGGTGGATATGGGGGTGGTGGGCCTGTAATTGTTAATCCTCAGACTGGTAGACCTAATCTTGCAATGGGTGGTGCAGATCCCCAAGTTATTAGACAACTTGGTCAGAGTCTATATACTAGGGATAGACCTTCTGTATTGATTCAAGAATTAATGCAGAATATTATGGATGAGATGAAGATTGCTGGTATTCAGAATCCAGTTAGAGTTATATTCTCGAATGCTTCTCTTAATCCTGTAACGAAAGTAGCTCAAAAATCTATTGTATTCCAAGACTTTGGTCGAGGAATGAATGAAAGTCAACTGTATAATGAATTTTCTGACGTAGGTAAGAGTGGTAAGAGGCACATACAGGGTGCTGCTGGTGGATTTGGATTCGCAAAAGCTGCTCCATTTTTAGGTGGTGAGCACATGCGAGTTGAATCCATTGTAATGGAAGGTGGAGATAAAGTTAGGTATACATTTGAGGGTACTCCAGAACAGTTTGTGAATCAGGAAGTAGGTGTACCCCTGAGTCGTGAAGTATTGGATGATCCTTATAATGTACACTATGACAAGCCTACTGGATTGCGTGTGGAAGTGTTCTTTGGACGGGATAAATACTTTGATAATGCAAAACAATTGCTGCAAGTAGTTAGTGAAAATAGTACTGGAGTGAAGAACATTGAATCTTATGAGAATTGGTTGACAGAAGATACAACAGATCCTAGATCGGAGGCTAATAAATTTATTAATAAGGGAGAACAAGGACTTTCAGCATATGATCGTCGTGCTAATTTCAATAGATTTGAATCAGCAGCCGCACCTGCTCATGTTGATACTATAGTAACTCCAAGTAATGATACTGCGGTTCGCTTTAATCTAGACGATAAGGAGCGTTCACAAATTACTCTTATTTACTTAAATAATGGAACATTTTATCATTCTACTAGAATGAACGTATCACGTTATGGAATTCCTCATATTCCCAGTAGAGTTGTATTTGACATTAATACTAAGGTACCAGAAGGTCATACTGACTATCCATTTCCAGCTAATCGTGAGGGAATTAATCAGAGTGTTAGTACAGAACTTCAGCAATGGGTTAAGGATAATATTGTTGCTCCTGCTAGAGCTAAATATTTAGGAGAAATTCAACAAGTTTACAACAGTTTACGACCCGAGTCTAGTAATCGTCATGTAGTTCTAGATTCAGGTTCAAAATATACACCTGAAGAATTAGCTAGAGTTGTCAATAGTCCTACCCTTAAAAAGATGGGTGGGATTATGAAAGAGCTGTTGGACGATTTAGCTACTTACTTTACTCCTGCTGAACTTAAAGGAACAACAGGAAAATTTGGTTATAGAATTGCAGATGAAGGTCAAGGCGGAATTAATATATCTGATCCAAGTTCACCGACTAACGCTCAGAAATTTGCTATCTTAGTAAATCCGATGGACTCATTCCGCTCTGGTTTTACGGGTGGAGTGCGAGATTTAACACCTGCCGAAGCTGCACGTAGATTTGTGCATATAGTCAAACATGAGTTTAATCATAATCTAGTTCGAGATGAGGGAGGTGGATTTACTTGGGCGTTTTCTCAATTAGACACGCGCTTTCCAGATACGGAGGCATATGTTGCTAAAGTACTCAAAGCTATCACCGGACCAACAGGAAATTATGTTGCAGAGATACCGAACCTCGTACGGGAATACACTCAAGCACGGGGGCGCGGAGAGTCTAAAGTCGATATTCTCTCTAGACAAGCAGAAAGCCCTCTCTTGGCCCGAGCGGGATCGCCAGGAATTCCTGGAGGTAATCAGCCTAATGGAAAAGGAGTTCTTCCCGGAGGAGGAAAGAAACCAGTAAAAGAAAGTATAGCAAGACAATTGTATCATGCACCACGCGGGCTAATGGCAACGTGGGACTTGTCTGCACCATTTAGACAGGGACTTCCCATGATACACACCAAACAGTGGTGGACTTCATGGAAACCTATGTTGCAATCGTTGGGAAGTGAGGGTGCATATAACCAGATAATGGCTGAGATTAAAGCGCGTCCTGAATTCACTAGACCTTTTGACCCTATGACGGGAAAGTTCGGGAAGTCACAAGCTGAAGAAGCAGGGATAAGACTTACTGATGTGAATGATAAGATAACTGGACGAGAGGAGAATACAATTGGTGGGGCAATTGAGAAGTATGTTCCCGGTGTGCGTAGGACTAACCGCGCATACACAGCATACCTGAATTCACTACGCGCAGATTCGTTCAAAGCTATACTTGAATCTGCTAAGGACATGGGACTACATCCACTGAAGGATCTACCACTAACTAAGGCGATTGGAGATTACATAAATACAGCAACTGGACGTGGTGATTTGGGACGATTTGAGCAGAGTGCGAAGGTAATGGCGGATATCTTCTTTGCACCACGTCTTATGGCATCACGATTCCAGATGTTGAATCCTGCTACGTACATCATGGCACCTCCGCTTGTCAGAAAGCAGTATCTGAAATCTGCTCTGGCTACTACGAGCGCGTGGGCAGGTATGGCGGGATTGGCAAGTATGGCAGGAGCAGCCGTATCATTAGATCCAGATAGTGCAGACTTTGGTAAGATTAGAATTGGTGATACGCGCATAGACCCTGCTGGTGGGTTCCAGCAATACATCGTTGCGGGTTATCGCTTACTCACGGGCAGAACTAAGACATCAGGAAAACGGTATGAAACAGGAGCAGATTTCCCTGCACCAACTAGAGGTGAAATCGCACAAAGATTCATCTCAAACAAACTGAATCCTGTAGCGAGTTTCGCTTATGACCTAGCATATGCGTCCAAACAAAGACCTACATATGTGGGTGACCGTATGGTGCAGATGTTTGTTCCCATGATTATAGGAGATGTGATAGAACTAGCTAAAGAAAACCCAGCCCTACTTCCAGTGGTTATTCCTGCAACTGCTGTAGGGATGGGTTCACAGACATACAAGAGAGGTCAAGAGGAAAGTGTATTCATTCCTCGTGGATCTGACCTGCAATTTAAGGGTGGTTCTCCATTCTAAGGGTCAGTTTTCTTGTATCCAGCGATGATATGTTCCACCCGATACATTGGGAATTGAGCTTCCATGAAATCCAAAAGTTTATCTGAATTATCGAGGTTTATCGAATCATCTACGCGCACGATGATGTAGACAATCGATGCCTCAGAAGATTTGGGTACGAGTTTCACTTCAAATACTGGACTGAGTGGCATTAAATTCCTCCGTAGGTCTTGGTTGTTTGCAGTGTATACAGTGGGGCATACGTCCGAACATCGTGTGCCCGCATATACATCTCCAAGGTGGACAGTTCCAATACCACTGAATCCACTTGTAGTCCTGTCCTTCAATTGGTTCAGCTTCATATTCGATGTGTGTTGGTATTGGAATTATCATTTCTTTCTCTCCCCTGCGGTGCGTAGGGCCTCCTCAATCTGTGTCTGTACCGCGTCCCACTGTTCCCAAGTCGAACTACCGTAATCTCCATGCGGGCGTGGCAACGTCAATACCCTCTGCATTGCCTCATGCGCCGTCTGGAGCGCCTCAGTGAGCCGCTTAATTTCAGCTTTTAATTCTTCTATTACCTCTCCGTTAGCATCTATTGGTGTCATCTGTTCTTCCCTGCGTAATACCGTTTGTATTCCTGAACTTGTCTGTCTGTCATTACATAGATGATATTGTTACCGATAGTCTCGATTTTAATCATGCCAGATTGGTCGAAGGATAGCATGATTTCATCTAGTTCGGTTACATCTCTGTAATGCGACCACATTTTCTTCAATAGCATAGGACGGGAGATTTGATGCGATTCTCTTGAGTAGAGTTCATCTATTATCAGCTTCTTAATTCCTTTCGCTTCACTCAGTCCCTTCTTCCCCTGAGTCATGTATCGGACGTTACCAATTAACCGTTCCGAATAGTTGATAGCAAGTCGCATTGACTCGTCATCTATTACTAGCTCAGGACTGCGTGATAGAGATAGCAGCATCGCTACCTTCAGTATTGAATCACCGAATCGATTCAATGTGCCTGTGTCATCACTCAATTCCTGAGTCTGCATCTGGTCTATGAAATCATCGTACCACTGCTCATAGATTAGCCCCGCTGATGTGAAGTAGTTCACTTCACCTGTAGTTGAGTCCTTGTGCGGGTACTTGAACTCCTCCGTCTGTTCTTTACTCGCCAACGCTTTGAACGGTCCCTGTAACTTGCCGAGGATTTTGAGGTATTCAGTTGCTTCTGCCAGCTTAGGGGGATTTGTGAGTGGGACAGAAAGTGAATTAGCTCTGTGTCTTTTGCTTTCCGAGATAATGAATGTCCGTGCAAAGTATCCTCCATGTATGTCCTTCTTTCCGAAGAAGTCAGTTGAGTGCGCGTCATTAGTCGCAGTCAACATAGTAATAGTTGGGTCTTTTAGATTGAACTGTTCCATCTTTAGCAGCGACCGCCATTCACCTATATTGTATTGTCTGTCATACAAGTCGGTCAGAATGTCCGTCGCTACCTTGTCCTCTACTAGCGAGCTGGTCAATTCACTACTACAGATGAACGCAGTACTCTTAGCATTCACCTTACCGCCCGGTTGAGTCTGTGCAGTACCAAGTTCCTTCAGTATTCCTTGAATAGAGCTACGCCCGCTGATGATACGGGTGTTATTCACACCGCGCACCAATTGTTTCGCCATGCTTATAGGTGGGCCTTTCTTCAGTCCAGACTCAGCATGGAACATCACGTAGATATTCGGATACAAGTTGTAAATCTGTCTATTTATCCAAACATTGTCCTTTACCACCGCTGATATTGCAGCCATTCCACCCCATAACCAGAAATTGGTCGGTGACTCTAGCTCGGAGTGTTGGGAGAGTAGTTTGTCCAGCCATGTCAATTTCCTACTCCTGTACTAGAAATTGCTCAGTTATTGTTTTAGGCATCACGAACTTGTGTTGCTCTACTACCTTATCAGGAAATTTGAAGTTCTTCAAGTCACGATAGTTCTCGCCTACTTCCACGTCACAAGGAATTTTGAGGAATCTTCGGGGTAGTGAACAGGCCAAGAAATTGATGGGACGCTCCATCTCCTTCTTAGCTAGAGGGATAAAGTCGTCGAGATACTCGATTCGCACTGCAAAAAGAAGTGCGTCATGTGCTTCAAGAATGATTTTCGCCTCTCGGAATCCTCTCTTAATTCTAATACCAGCCGCTTTGGTATTATCAGTGACAGCTCGTTGTGGAAGATAGGCAAGTCCCTCTCGAAATAGGTCGTCACCCCATCGTTCATAGAATATACGAACACCACCTCGTTCGGCATCGATCCCCCAAGGTAAAGGCGCAATTAAGCGCCGATTTTCTTTGATACATTCGAGTACGTCGTGGTGAAACACCTGTCGAATCTTGGGCTGTTTGGCGTGGAATATCTTTAATGCACGTTCGGCCTGCCCCTCATGGATAGTGATGGGGATTTTGTATTTTCTAGCCTGTGTATTGAGTTCTGTAGCTGCGCGTCGTGCTCCAGCGTCGAGATGTCCTGCGTGGCGGAGAGTCTTACCAGCAAATCTAATCGGGCTTTCATATCCGAGTACTTTCTTAGAGTAATCAGATTCGATACCGCCAAAAAACCAACTAGCAGTAAGAGCGTGGTAATCATGTTCGTCTATGTCCTTTAACGCTTGCTCATCTGTGGCGAGGTTGAATACTACGCGCGCCTCAGCCTGCTGACTGTCTAGTTGGACGAAGATGTAACCCGGTTCAGGCTCATACATCGAACGTATGTCGCTGCCGATATCACCGTGTTTAGTCATGGTCTGAAATGCTGTACCCATGACCTTCATGTCTTTCTTGTTACCTTTACCTACGATGTCTACTAGCGGTCTGATGGGAGGGTCTTGTTGGCCGGTAGAAGTGCGCCCAGTTTCGAGGCACATGAAACAGGTAGTTTTCATCTTACCATCGAAATCAGGAATTGCCATCAAGTAGGTAGATATAGTTTTCCTTACTCGTCGGCGTTCCAGACACTTCTCTATCCATTCCCTGTGCTGAGGAAACTTCACGCCATGCTTCAGGTTTAGAAGTGCAGTAAGTTCTTCTTCACCAGTACCATGTCGATGCGGGAGTTTCCATACGTCAAACAGCAGTTCGTGGACCTGGAGTGGTGAATTGACATTCACATCACTACCACCAGCGAGCTTAAACATCTCGTATCGCAGTCGATTGTCCCACTCGATATACTTGTCGAGCAGTTCATATCGCTTCGATTCATTCACGCAGAATCCGTTATTCTCGATTTCGAGATAGAAGTCAGGCAATTCCATCAAGAAATTCTCGTAGAACTTCCGCACTCCTAACTCGTCTATATCCTCATCCATCGCTTCTTCTATTTCGAGCGTGACACAACTATCACGCGCGCACCCCAAGAATAAATCTCTAAGTTCCCCCTCATACATACCTTCGTCTTTGTAGTAGGGTTCTCGGGTATAGATAGATGTAAGGAATGCAAGCCCTTTTGGGAGTTCAGGGTTAATAGCAAATGCCTTGAGTAATGTATCAGAGTGGATACGTTGGATGGCAAAACCAAGTCTACGAAGTTTGTCCCTGTCGTAATTGAAATTTTGTCCGACAATTTTCTTCTCCCACAGCACCTTGGCTAGCATAACCCAGATGGTAGCAAGGTCACTATCTGGTATTGTGGAAATACCACCACGATTCCACAATGGAATTGTCATGCCATGTCTTTTATCGAATGACAGTCCGACACAAATTGGCAGGCATGAACCACCCGCCTCGATATCCACGGATAGTTTGGCGCACATTGAATAGCGATTTAGGAACTCGTAAAATTCTCCAGAGTTCCTGCATATCTGTAGTGCGCGTTGTGGCAACTCAAGCTGAGGTGATTGACTCTCTTGGTATGCACGCTTGAAGTCGAATATCATTACTTGTCGGTTCCAATAACCCTTGATTTCTCCACCCGCAGCACTATGTAAAAGATGCGCGGGATGATAGGTAGGAACAAACTTGTGGCCCATACCCCACATGATAGAGCCTCTGTGCATCGAAATTTTAGTTTTTCCGGACAGTGCCCATAGAGCAGTACCACCGAGAGCGAGTATGCAGTTAGGTTTAATGTCATTGATTTCTGTTTGCAGTTCTGCTAACTGCTGGTCCATGTCGATGCCGGCATTACGCGCGCGTATGTGAAAAGGGAGTTTCTTGCGAAACTCATTTGGAGGAACCTCGTATTTGCAGACGTTACTTATCCAGCAGTCACTACGTCTCATGCCTGCATCGATTAGTATGCGGTCTAGTTCACGACCACTAGCACCGACGAAGGGTTTACCAGAAGCAGTTTCTTCACGTCCGGGTGCTTCGCCTAGTATCATTAAGCGCGCACCAACTGCTCCCATTCCTGGTACGTATTTGTGATTAGTCATTCTTAACACCTCTAATCACGCCGAAGTATTTCCCGTAATTTTCCTCATTCTGTTCTGCTTTACACACAGGACAGACTTTTTTTGCTAGTAACTCTAAAGTTCTTATCTTCACTCCACATTTCTCACATGGAACACTTCGAGGAATTAGATAAAGGTCAGCCATGTCTGAATACCTCATCGACGATAGACATGATCCATGCGTATATCGGACTCTGGCCCTCATCATGGATGCGGCTGAGTCGATTGTAGTGAATGCGTTCCCTTATAGTCATTTTCTTATGATCAATTCTTCTATGTCACTTTCGCCCGGAGCTACGAATCCAGACTGACGCTTAACTTCAATAAATAAATCCTCCCCGGTTTTATTCTTTATATTGAAACCCAATATTTCAATGGGGGATTTAATTACTCTTACTTCATTCCTCCCCATGGTTGGGTCGAGGAAATAGATTTTACCTGCCATCACGCACCCCCGTATCTAGAGGCTTCTGTCTCCTCTTATTCCGCTTCCTGCGTATCTGTCTCAACTCTCTGATTAATTCCTTCGTATTCTCCAGTCTCAACTCCTGATTGTGAATGTAGGTATCCAGTTGGTTATCATCCCACTCAGTGTGGATTATTTCCAGCAGCAGTTCTTTGTGGTAGCTATTCATCGAGCGCCTCCACAATCTTGAACGCAATGTCAATAGTTTCGGCGACGGTGAGGTTCGGGAATCTTTCCTTTAGTATCTGCGCTACTCTCTTGACCTTTTCGTGTTGAGTCATAATTCTCCAGTATCTTGGGCGCGAACGTCTTTGAGCAACAGTTACAGAAGTAAATCTCGATGGTGATTTGGTCTAGCAGTGTTTCATCTTCGTTATGACAATACGGGCATTTGATCCGGGTTATCATTTGGTTCTTCTTTCTTCTTTTCGATTACTCGGATGTGGATGGCTCTGTGCCCTTTACCCTCGATTTTCAGCGGAGTAAACTCCACCATCATTCCAGTCTTAAGTTCTAAGAATGGAATCGTATCTTGTCTGAGTGAGGTCCAGTGAAAGAAGATACGAGTAAACTCAATCTCGCGTGACGAGATGAATCCCCACCCTTGTTTACTGACCTTGATGATACGTCCAATTATTTTAACTGAGTCAGTCATTTGCCTTCCTCAATCGTGCGAGGGCGCACCCGTAACCCACCGAATTGTGGTATTGGATGCGCCCCCTATCACCAGACAAATTACTGGTTACTCTGGGCGAGACAGTAATCTATCTTAGTGAATATCAGTTAGCCTCGACGACTTCATCATCATCATCGTCGTCATCGTCATCGTCGTACTCGTCGTCATCTTCATCTTCGACGAGAGTATCTTCCTTCTCTTTATCCTCGAAGGTTTTGCTATCCTCATCTTGAGGAGGTTCTTCCCGAGGAGATTCGACTACTTCCTCATCTTCAATCTGATCGTGAATCATGTTATTCTCTGTTGGACCTAGTTAATTGGAGTGGACCAGAGTAGTATAGGTCGTGACTACTCTGGTCCATATCTACTTGCTAGCCGCGCGCGATGCGATACTTGTGGTTCACGCGGTTCACGAGACGACCATTGAACGTGTCATTCTCGATGAACGCTTCGATCTTCTTACCAACGGCGCTGTTACCGTCATACCGTTGACCCGCAGCAACTTCAACGCCCAATCCACGAAGGAATCCCTCAATGAATCCCCGCGCCTTGGGTTTGTCATTGAACTGAAGCGTAATCGGTACGCCGGAGAATTCATCGTTGCCATTGTCAGCATTCTTGACAATGACAGTCTCGTAGTGGCAGTTGTTGGACTGACCGTCCTTAGTAGGCGACCAATCGCGATGCTCTTGAATGTCCAACACGTACCACGCAGGCTCCACAATACGATTGCGGAGGAGGTCAGAATCCGAGAACGTGAAAATAGCCATGTGCTAGTCTCCTTTTAGACTTTTGTCAGAGGTACGTACGTTTGTTGCATTCGGTTGATGGCAGGTTTGAGATACGTGTCGTAGAGAGGTTTGTCACCAAAGACAATTTCTCTGTCCAATCCCAACGCTGTCCGTGCGAAGTCGTCACCTGTATGTTCAGTTAACAGTGAATAGTCACCTCCTGCTCCCTCTACCATTCCCTTCTTAATGTTGAAGTGGTATACTTCACCACAATAAGCAGGGATTTTCGGCGCAACTTTCTTGCCCGCAGTTATTATCGTGCGGGAAATGTGAGTTGTGTTGTTCGTCGTGTTGCGATATTCCGCTTGAACGACGTGCGCGATGAGGATGATGTTGACTCTGTGGAATGCGTTGATATCTTTCGTCAACGCAATTAGTTCCTGTAATCCAGCAGCTTCAGCGTTATAATCCTCAATTTCGTTTACTGCAATACCCGCAATCAGTTTACCCGCTGCTGCGCCTGACTGACGTGTTACGCCATACTTCATCTTCAGCGTTTGGCGTAGTGTCATGTCGCACATCGAAGTAAGACTGTCGAATACTAGCGTCTTGAACGGACAGTTTACCTGAAGTTTCTCTAAGCGCGCACGAGGCTTATTCCAGTCGTCGTAGTCCGTGTAACTGATAGTTTTTGGGTCAATTCCCCACTTCTTCATGGGTAGGTAGATGCCGTTCATCTTCCTATCCCACGAGAACCATTCCTGTGGTCCAGGGAATGATAACGCCTGAGTTGATTTACGTGTACCCGGCTCACCCTTCATCATTACATAGAGAGCATCGAAGTTCACGTCGCTCATGTTAGGCATTCTTGAACTCCTTATCCATTGCTGCACGAATCTTATTGAAGATTGTGCGTGCTTCGGCTTCAGTTCGGTAGTAGAAGGTGTTATGAGCACCCTTGTATGTCAACGAGATAAAGAATGGTTTACCTACGTTGGTTGAACTAACGTATGAGGCTTCACCCCATGTAGCATTCCGAATGCCTTGGACGTTGACAACTACCCAATCATCCGATACACAGTTAGGCATTTACATCCCTCTCAAAGTCATGCAGCAATTCGAGCAATTCGCGGACAGTCATTAGTCTCCTCCTGTATCGGGACTATCAATGAAACGGAGTCGATACATTTCAATCCATTCCATCTCACCCTTTCCATTTTCAACTAGAGCTTTTACTTCACCTTCAATCATAAAGAAACCGTGAAAATAGAAGGTTCCTGTTTGATGAGGTTGATTGTTGTAAATGTATTGAACTCGTCGTAGTTTCACTTAGTCATCTCCCCGATTAGTTGGGTCCCACGCGGGGCCAATCTGATATTCATTACGCAGAACTTCCTCACGCATGTTCCTATCCGCTTCGCAAATCTGCTTGAACATGCAGGGACCATACACGTTATCACAGTGCGTGTAGTTCGGAGGCCAATATCCGCTCTCAGAGAACTGGATATACTTGTAGGCGTAGTAGGGGAGAATCTCCGTCTGCCACTCTAGCAGTCTATCTGCTGAGTACGATACGATTTCGCGCGTGAGTCTCTCGTCAATCTTCAGCGTAGTCTGCAACCCAATCTTATTGATGATTACGTTGCGTGACTTCAGCAGGAGACACTGTCCTGTGGTCTGGTTACTCAGTGTAGACTTATCACGGCGCTGTTTGAATGTCTTGTGGTCCATCGACACGATACCGATTTGTGAGTTGTCGATGATTAAGTCGAACTTCGCTTTCCACAAGATGCGTATCTCGTCGTCCTCGTAGAGTACCTCGCCCTTCACCTGCTCACACGCGAGTGTGATAAATGAATCGTTCTTGTAGAAATCGAAGTATTGCTCGCAGGTTTGGAGCGCGAAACGCCAACCGACCACATAACGGTCATTCATTTCTGGCGTGTTCTGCAAGCCGGGGTACTCGCCAATCTCATGCCCGCAGCTAGGCGTACCCTCTACTATGGACGCACAATGTGGACAGCCAACAATAAAGAGTTGACCTGCTGCTAATGCATTGCCGATAGCCGTCGAGTTTGGGAAGCCGTTAATCTTGTGCTTGTAATACACCTCCAGCACTTTGTGGATTAACGTCCCTACTTCGAGGCTATTCGACTTGCCTTTCGTGGAGATGAAACGGTGGTTGAGGCGTAAGTCCATGAGCCGCGCGCAACTCATCAGACTAGATAGAGTTGTGGCGTCCATGATTATGTTCTTCTTCGGTGCAGCAATTACGTCTACCATTAGTGAACATTCTCCTTCCGGCGTAAGTATTCGCCATGCAGTCGAATTACTTCCGCCATAAAGTCTCGAACTTCATCGAATGAAACTCCGGTCTCATTGATAAAGTCCGCTGCTAGTTGAACTAGGGCATTCCTGATATCTTCAGGAATATCCTCGAATTCACTATCTTTTTCAGGCATCACAGCTCCATCAGTTTCTTGAAGTTTTCCATCTTGGCTCGCAGTGTGCGGTTCTCCTCAGTCGTAGCGATAAGGAAATCACGCATGTCCTTCAGCGATTGAATCATGTTGTCGAGTATCTCAACCGACACATCCAACTTCGCTCGAATACTTCTTGGTACAGCAGTTCCGCTCATCCTACGTCGATGAACACTGACCATCTGAGCGAGTGAATGCTCAGTTGTAATAATTCCAAGTTCCTTCGCCTTTGCCAGAAGAATACGACCATTCTCTACATTCGTCTTACTGAGGTCGATGAATGGACGTAGAGGAATTAGTTTCCCTGGTGTAGCAATTGGTTGTTGCACATCAGTTGACTTCGGCTCAAGCGCGAGTAACTCTCTCACTTGCTTCACAATCATCCCCGTGCCTTCTGGATTGAAGATAGTGAGCTGCTTCTTACGCGCCTCACCTAGTATCTTCTCGAACGCAGCATGTCCAATGAATCGCGTCATGAAGATTACGCGCACGTTGGACGGAATGTCCTTGTCAGTCCAGTGTTCTTGCTGACTGTCCCAAAGAATTACACGCGGGTGAGTGCGAATCTCATCATTCAGATTCGACGACTTCACACCGACAATGAGTACAGTTCCGCCGTTAGTCAGCGGTTGTAGCGCCTTACCTTCAGTCATAACAGTCTCCTATAGTTCAGTAGCAGGTAGTTCACCTTCAAGCCAATTGCATACGTCGAATCGAAACGCCGTATCCATTCCCTTGTATTTCTTCACTAGTACAAGTTCATCGCGCGTGAGAAACTCCACTACGAGTACAATCTTATCCTCTAAGTGAATCTTCACACTTCGCCAGTTCATTGTTCTTTACTCCTCGACCTGTTAATTATCCAGACCCAAGTTAGCACAATCAGAACTACTACAATAACTTCTAGCACGACACGCTCCAGATAACTACTCCTTTGAAGGAGGAACAACCTATAATGCGACTCAGGAGAAGCATCCACGAGTGTTCAATGGCAAGTTGAGAGGCTCGTGTTTAAGGTTATTCCCCCATCAAAAGATTCGTTACTCCTTCTTCACGTATATCACCTCATATGTCACATCCTGCGTGAACACTGGAGGCACATCGCCAGTAGAAGGGTCCAGTATATCAATGATGTGGTCCTGTAGTTCTGATGCAGCTTCACCAACCTCCTGCACGTCCGCATCATCTTTCAAGTAGACACGAAATTCGATGTAGCTCTTGGATTCCATTAGTTACTTCTCCTCAATAAGATATAGTGGAAACACTATACCTTTACCCTTTACCCAGTCGAAGCGGCAGCAGTCACCACCATCAGTGATGATTACGCGATTCACGAGTCCCATCTTGACGGCTACGCTGCTCATGTAGTGTTTCGCAGCCTTTACAGCTTCCTCTGCACTCACCATACGCCGGACGTATTCGTGCGTACCGTCCGTGAAGAATTGTACGACGGAGAATTCATTATCCAACGTCGTATCCCTTCTCCAGCTTGTCCGCGCATGAGTTGCAGTAGGCGTATTCACGTTTGATTTTCACCGTTTGCCCGCATCCTTTGCACTTTTTACGCACAGAAGCGCGCTGAGTCTGGTGATAAAAGTCGATGTCATCTTGTGACTCGATAGTGTACCAGCCGTAGTTATCGTCGTAGTAGCTTGCCATGTCACCTCTCGTATGGTTCTTGTGGAATTGCTACACATCCCTTTGGTTCAGGACAGTGCAGCGCGGGTAGTTCGTGTCGCATATTGCGTGAGAAACCCCACACAATTAACAGCACGAGTATTACGATGTAGAGCCATCCAATTGTCTTTCCGACTTTCATGTTCATTAGTTTTTGTGCCTCCACTCAGATTCATTCATTGCACGGATTAGTATAGCCACCATGACGGTTATGATGGCTAGTAGTGACAGAAGTAGTATCTTCATTACTTCGCCGTTGGCGCGTCGATTGGAATGCCGCGCGCTGTCATTTCCTCGCGCGCCCAATCAGTCAGCTTCTTGTAGCCGTCCTTGTCCATACGGTTAAGTGCCATCAGTTCGCCAGTGGTGCAGCAACCGTACTGAGGATGGATGAGAAACTGGAGTACTGACATCAGTGAATCTCCTCTGCTACGTCCTGACAGTGCGAGTAGAATGCCGTCAACAGAGCCTCGTGACGCTGCTCCAGCCTCGTAATTCTCTCCTGCTGATTACGAATTACTTCAGTGTGGACATTCACCTCTGCAATCAATGCCTCACACAATTGGAGTAGTGACTTGTCGAGGGTCAACGAACTTGAAGCGACTACACGAATCAACTCGACAAGCGGATTGTCTTTGTCCATTACTTGTTCTCCTTCTCTTTTTCCAGTTTCAGTTTCAAGTATCGCTCACGACTCTGAGCGCGATGCGTAGTGCAATAAGCGTATTGTTTCGCCACACCAGTACTAGTGACGTATGCCGCAGTGGGTGCACCACATATACGGCATTGGTCACTAGCACGTCGTTCACGCTGCCACTTCGCCTGTCTACTCATTTTGTGAGTAGTTCCTTCGCCTTGACTAGTGCCAGTTCAAGAGGCATACCGTTGGCTTCGAGAACACGCGCCATCTGTTTAATACGGTTACGCCTGTTAGTGCGCGCAAGACACTTCATGCGACTACGTTGCATCTTTTCTGCTGTCTCGATGCTGTTAGCCCGATGTCGTACCTTTATCTCATCAGGCTCTTTACTCCATGTATCAGACAGGTCTGCCCACGAGCGCGGCACTAGTGTACCGCGTATCAGTCCTCGACAATCAGACACGATTGCATGGAAGTTTATTTCTAGTAAGTCCTCAGATGTCGGATACATCATGGGAGCGAATTCGTCGTTAAACCAGAATCTCATGACGCCTTCCGGTTCTTTTTGGCGTTATGCGCGTTGACGATAGTGGCTGCAAGTTCTTTCATCATTGCATTCTCGTTCCACTGGACCATCTCGGACTTGTTGCCCCACGTATGGAACTGAATACGCTTACGTTCGACAATACCGTCAAGTTGCGGGTCAATTGTCGTTAGCCCGTCCAAGTGCACGTATGTTGCGTTGATGCTCGTCGCGAGTTGGCCCGGACGCGGGAAACGTCCTTCGCATTGCTCCTCTTTACCCGGATTCCATTGCCTCTCGTGCATCACGCAGTCCGCGCATGTTTGCAGGTTAATAGAATCACCCGCTGCAAGTTGTGACGCGACGAGTATGGAACGTGGTGCTGCGTTGAACTTGTTTACTACGTCGAATCTCTCAGCGGGGTCTTGTTCCGCTACGAGCCGCAGGACGGGAAATTCCGCGCTGTATTTGTTCTTGATTTCCTCATAGAGTAGCGCCTGCACGTCTTTGTGATGCGCGAATACGACCAGCTTTCTATCAGTATCCTCTACGAACTCGTCTACGAATTCCAGCGTAGCAGGAATCTTCGCGATTGCTACAAGGTGACGCATTTTCTGCATGGCCGCGATAATAGCCATGCCGCTCATCTCGCCTACTTGCTCCTCATACCACGCTACGAACTCATTCACCGCGTCGTCATACGCGATTTCTGCCTGCGCGTCCATCTTGACGTAGAGTTTCGTGCGATTCACGAGTGGCATTTCGGGCATTACTTCGATACGCTCACGACGAATGCAGAGGTCTTTCGTGTATTCCTTGAACCGCGCGATGTTCCTGATTCCACCTTCTTTCTCGTAGCTGCCCTGCCAGTAAGTAGCAACCCAATCACGACGGAAACCCGCTTCAGACGAGAAACGTCGCGGGTCCATCATGTTAAAGACGGGAAACAACTCACTGCCACGGTTATTCCAAGGAGTACCAGAGAGGGGCAGGACTTTACGGTTTGCTACGACGCGACGGACCATCTGTGTCCGTGAGCTGTCCACGTTCTTAATCTGCTGACACTCATCGAGTATCACCAGCTTAATCCCAACGCGGTCAAATTGCGTGATGTCGAAGCCGCTCGTAACCGTCTTACCGGACTTCAGTTTGCGCGTTTTCGGCACCAGCATATCGTAGCTGATGATGTAGTGCTTCAGACCGGGAATCAGATACTCGGCGCTAGTGTCGATTACTTGTGGGACGTGCGCGTTGCCATTCCACTTCATAATCGATGTAGCAGCCTGATACTTCGCGCCGGCCTTCATAATCCACAGAACGGGATGCAACTCCTCGTGGTAATACGTCACAGCCTGCGCCATGATTTGCTTACCAAGGCCCATTTCATCAAAACACGCTGCACCCTTGTTTACAGCTAGGCCAGCTTCAAGGAACTGCGCGCCTGTCACCTGATAATCATACAGCCTTTTACGGCCGCATGATATACAAGTGTTCTTGTCCCACTTGTGTTTGCAGGCAGGGTCGCCAAATGCCTGATACGCATGGAACGGCGTGCCCTTTGGGATTTTCTTGATGAGTAGATGGCCGCATTCCAGCCGAATGTATTTCAGGTCCGGCCGTGTTTCGTCACTACTCGCGATTGTCTTTTCACTGACGGTTTTTGCGACTTTCCCGCAGTATTCACACTTGTCTTGCAGACGGGTGATGTTGTATTTCGGCGTGCGTATTACTTGCGTGTCGAATGTAACTTCCACCGTCGCGCCCGACCGGATAGCGTCGATTACTTCGGGTGACAAGGAGAGATTACTACAGGGGAGAGTGTTATCGCAACCAATTTCACGCGCTTTTGCTGCCCAAACTTCGTCGTGGTGATGTCCGGGTGTGAGCGCGTGGGCCACTTCGTGGAGAATCGTGTTGACTACATCCGGTTCAGGATGTATATCAATGTGATGAGCCGACAAGATAATACACTTGTCCTTGTAGCTACAGAGTCCGAGAAAACGTGAGTCTGCATTCTGGTTCAGTCGCACGGACCAATCAGATAGTCCGTGCTCAATTAGTTTCTTGTGAAGTAATTCTGACGCTTGTTGGCGTGTCATTTTACTGTCCTTTCGGAGTCAGTATCTAGTTGCTCTTGGTTCTTTTGGCAGCAGCCTCAGCAGCTAGTTCTACGAGTACTTTCGCGGCTGCTTCAGGGACGATGTTACGCGCTGCTGCCGTCATCTGTATCGCAGTAGCGTTTAGGTTGTATTTCTTCGCTGCTGCATACAAGTCCTCTTTTGAGAACTTGACTTTCTTGCTCGATGAAGAAATCGGTTTCACCGATTTCTCTTTTTTGGTGATGCCCGGTGACGTGTAGCTCAGGTCGTATTGCTTGAACTTTGCCAGATGCTCGGCATTCAATTTCGCAGCGGCATTCTGCGTTTGCGTGACGAGCGAGTGACGCTCGTTTTTGAGGGCAATTACTGCTGCTTCCTGCTCGAAGATTGCCGCGTTCAATTTCTGAATGCGGATTGCCGCTTCGTTTACCAGCGAGAATTGCTTCTCCGTCGCTGGTATAGAAGGGTTATTCTGAATCGCCTGCTCCAGCTCATGAAATGAGACTGTAGCCGCGTTCCAGATATCCTGATTCAATTGGATAGTATCATCCAATTTACGCGCATCATCGACGACCTTGCGCGTATCCGCGATTGTCCTTTCGACGGCAACTTCACGTGCAATACACTCATCGCACATCATGTCGCCGTGGCGAACTGTGAGCATCACATCCACGCGGGTGCAAAACTCACAATTGCCTTTGGTGGGACGGTTATTCAGGTTCATTACGCGCCGACTTTCTGGCTCTTAATTCTGGAAAATTCAGAGCGCGAGATTATGCCGTGGCGGTTACACGCGCCGACACGCAACTCTGGAGTCTCTGCCTGCGCGTTTTCAATAACACGCGGAAGGCGGCGAACCCGCTTCATTTTATTACATACTGTGCAGAAGAACCGTTTCATGGTAGCCACGTCCTTTCGGAACTCGCTGGTTACTAGTAGGAATTACTAGTAACCGGGCCGGAGTCGTTCGAGACCCCCATCTTACCACAGGTCGAGGCTGTCTGCAACCCTTAGAGAACAAAGGGGTTAGGGCGCCGGGCCGGTCAGGGGAGCCGACCCGGCCGTCTTTTGTAGCGATTACTCCTCGTCAGGAGGGTCGTATACCTCAATTTCATCCATTGTTTCTTCAATGGTTGGTTTACGCTCCTCTACTGGTTTGGTTGGTTTGACAGTTTCGAGCGGGAGTGGAGGCAGAATACCGCGTATACGCAGCAGACTGCGCGTAGACGACGGTAACTCCTCTACAGTTTTTACGCCCGCTTTACCAAGTGCTAACTGAATCTCAATATGTCTTTCTACTTCCTCGTCCGTAGGTCCACCTCTATTTCCGCGTTTACAATCATCACACATCGGCATTTCTTCAAGTAAAGACTCGTCTGTAGCCATAAACTCGTCACTACATCCCCAGCAAATCAGCAACTTACCCGGAATTGTAAATTCCAGCCCCCGATGTACAAAGTAATTACATCCAGACAACATACATCTCCACGTCTTATGCTGGTGCAACATGATTTTGTGCGCGTGTTTTGCCATGATTTTCTCCTCTAGTAAAGTGCTGACCCGAGGTGGATAGCCGAGTGTGTGTCCGTCTCTCCCCCCGTGCCCGCGTGTCTCAACTGCCTATGGGGCACTATAACATGCCCACACACCGGAGTCAAGACCCCACCGGAACATTGCGGTTGACAAATCGAAGTAATAAAAAAAACCAAAAAAAAAAAAAGAGAACCTTTTAACTTCAACTAAATCTCCATTTTTCTGTATTACTAGTGTCGTGAAATTGACGGTCTGTGGGGTGTGTGGTGTCTAGTGTGGGCCATATGCCTTTTACATACATGTATACAGGGAGGGACACACAGACACACACTCTCTTACATGTAATTGCATCACGCACAGAATACATGCTATGCTCTTGTATAGATTACACGCACAGATTACTCGTGGGTTTGGTCTTGCCCGCTAGTATTAGGTCATATGACCAATACGCGCACAGCATGAGGCACAGCTACGGCTCGTGGCGCGAGCGGGCGGCGCGCCGGGGAGGCGCGGGGAGGAAGCCCGGCGATGTTCTGCCGGGCCAATGTGCTAGTGCTTCACCACGTTCTCGGCGAACACGGCCGCGAGACGCGCTGGCGGGACGTTGGCGCGAGTAGCTGCTACCATGACAGTTTCCGCTGCGGCCTTGCCGTTGATACCGGCGTTTTCGAGCGCGTCCAGTGCGCGGTTAATGTCGCGTTTCATGTCGTGCGATTGCGCGTCGAACCATGTCATGAATTGTTCGTTTGTCATTTCCCTGTCCTTTCGGATATCAGTTTTGTGCTGGCGAGTCGTAGTGACCTCGCCAGCATGTGTAGAGACTACTAGTCAGCCCACGTGAGGTTCAGTGCCGCCGCTGCACTCGCGCGCGCCTCGTCGTGCGTGGAGCCGTTCGCTACGAAAATGTCATACATCTTCCGCAGGCGAAGCTGCTCGTCGTTCTCCAACGTCGGCTTCACGACGCCCGCTGCGTCAAGTGCCGCTTGCATGGCCTTCTGACGCGCGTTGGCCTTCCGCTGCGCGTTGCGGAAGTCTACAATCTCCTCGTCCTTGAGAAGTTCGTTCGCCTTCTCGACTTCCGCTTTCGTCTCGAACGCCTCGAACGTGGTGTCGAACGTGATAGGCGCGTCGAGTTTCTTGCCGTAGGCGTTCTCGATAACGCCGTTGAAGCTAACCGTTTTCATACTCAGTCTCCCTACTCACTCCCGAGAACCGTCGGGCCGGTCACTAGCTTGCGGGAGCCGTCGCGGTTGACCTCGCGCCCTGCTCCAAACTTGGGCGGCTCGTTGGGGTTTCAGCGCGGGATGCGCTTACTCTCTTAGTAGAGACCGGCCGAAGAAAGAATACCACAGTTTGCCCCGTGTCAAACATCGAAGTTGATAGCAGGTCGGCCAGGCGGATTATTGGCAGTCTCGCCTAGCACGCCCTGTGCCTCGCTGTCAACCATTGACAGTCGAGCGCGTATGTGCTTCGCGCTAGCTCGCTGCATAACTCGGCGTCGAAGTCAACTCAAAACTTTCTTTTGAATTTCCTTTACAAGCACGCGCGAGTAATGTATGGGGGTATACCCATGTGTAAAAATTACATCCGACATTACTCGCGGGGGCTTGGGTGAAATAGCATGTGTCATGCAATACATGTAGAAATTGGGTCCCCTATACTAGTAAGGAGGTAAGCGTCAACCGGAATTTGAGTCCCATGCAAGTCCTTGATAGGGTTAGACTTACGGGACTTGACAGACAGCCGAATCGGTGATAGTCTGTCCCCTGAAGGACGAGGCTATGCCTATCGGATTAGTAACAGATGATGATTTTCTACAAGAGTTATCGCGCGTAAATCGCGCGGTAGAGAAACCTCCTGTAGTAGCAGAGATTGTCCCTGAGACTCCGAGAGGCCGATCCAGTGGCGACAATAATGTCCCTGATAGCCTGCGTAAAATCATCGGTGAAGAAGCAGTAATCAACGGTCGTCAGTCGGCGTTACATCTCGCCGCTCAATTCGGAATCAGTCCCTCCTCAGTAAGTGCGTATGCAAAAGGCGCGACGAGTACCACGACATATGATCAACCCAAGCAGGGAATAATCGACCATATAAATAAAAGCAGAAGGCGAGTCGTGAGACGAGCCGCCAAAACGATGGAAGCAGCACTAGGCGCCATAAGTCAGGAGAAGTTGGATTACGCAGATCCAAAAGATTTAGCGGGTATAGCGAAGGACATGTCAGTAATCATCAAGAACATGGAACCTCCGCAGCAGTCTCCTGATTCACCAGATTCTAAACAACCTCAATTCGTGATCTTTGCGCCCACATTCCGTGATGAGCGCAGCTTTGAAACAATCGAAGTGAAGGAGTAAGTGATGCCAGTAGTATTACATCCAGATCCATTCGCTGCTGTACTTCTCTCATCTCCTGCTCTGCTCGTTACTGATGAGCAGAGGATGCATGTACGTGACATTCTGGAAATTGCGTGCTCGGATAGTAAGTTCGCGCAGAAGGCGTATGATGCAATTCTATACGTCCTCACATCTGGTCCTGCTCAGGTACCCACGCTCGCTTCAGTCAGTCCTAACACAGGTGTAACTCTGAACAGTGTCACGCTGACTGCTCATGGTACAAACTTCACATCTGGTGCAAAGATTGTAGTGAGTGGAGTAGAGCAGGAAACTACATTCGTATCTCCTACAGAGTTGACTGCATTGGTTGCACTGGGTGAACCGGGTATTCTGCCTGTGTCAGTTCTATCAGCAACAGGGATACTCACGGATTCGGTTCCATTCACTGTGACTAGTGTGATGGCTCTGGCTGGTAAAACAGATCAGCAGTACCAGAAATCAGAGAAAGTTCTTCAGAAATGAAGCGCGCAAAGTTACGTGCGTTCAAATGCCGACATGGTATTCATCGTTGGTATACATATCTAGTCGGTCTGTATGAACATCAACAGTGCCGTGACTGTAATGAACATCGAGTAAGATCGGCAGGAGAGTAGAGTCATGCCAGTACAGCTACTACCAATCGGGCCTCCAGTAACTATGCTGGCTAATGTCGTGTATGCATTGCCAGCCGTGAAAGTCACCATGTTCACTGACGCTGCTGCTCCCACTGTAGCGCAATCTAATACACCAGCATTCACTGCGAACGCAGCAGTAACATTTACTGGTGGAGCTGCGCAGTTAGCAGGTGGATTCATTCGTGCAACTGCTGATACTCTCGTCACACTCAAGAGGGATTAATTGTGATGAAAAGAATCGCTCCATCTATTCTGACTATTGCGTTAATAGCAGCATGTGACTATAATTTCGTAGGACCAACAATAAACAATAACAACTCTAATTCAAATAACAACGAGAATAGATTCGATATACATGATTTGATTAACTTTGCGCCCGTACCGAATCCTACTGCTCCTGTGCCAGTACCACCGCCGGGAGTAGGGACGGAGGTGCCGCTACCAATTCCAGTGACGGCGCAAGCAATTGCCCAGAAGGTAGCAGATACTAATCCCACACTATTAGCTAGATCATGCCCTGAGACGTATGGCGAATCTGGTTGGGCGTTTCTGGATCTCGTGGTCAAAACGCTGCAAAGTAGTGACATGAGATGGGGCTATCTAGTTAAGATGGATGGGACGATTAGCCGTGATGTCATTGCATACCGTGCAACATCTGATAACACGGGCGCGTGGGGAGTTGACATCATCATCGATCGCTGTGGCACAGCAAGTAAATTCAGTTGGCAAGTGCTGGGATTCGACCCTCTTACTGTATGGTCATTAGTTCGTAACGGTAGTTGAAGAAAAGAGAGAAAATCACATGGCATTCTTTGGCGCACTTGGTAAAGCATTAAAAGCGCCTGTCAAAGCCGTAGGAAAACTACCGGGAATGGGTGCTGTGCAGAGGGGAGTACAGAAGGCACCGGGTGTAGGTGCAGTAGGCGGGAAACTAGGATTGGGGCCTAGTAATCCTCAGAAGCAAGTACAGCAAGCTCCACAGCAATTTACACAGCAAGCGCCTCCTATACAGAATAGAATGCCACAACCTGGTATGCAGAATATGATGCAGGGTGGTGCACAAGCAGTTGGCAGAATGATGCCGGGTTATGCTAGGCCACAGTTACCACCGATGCAACCTCCTCCTCCTCAGGAAATGCAGGAACAGGCACCACCATTACAAGGACCAGAACAGGAGATGATGCAACAGAAGATACAGCAGATGGAAGCGATGCGTCCACAAGTAGGAATGGGTGGTAGATTTGGCTTAGGACCATCAATTGGTGCGCGCCCGCATGTGATGCCACGATTTGGTAGAATGATGCAACCACAAGAACAGCCAATGATGCAACCAATGCAGGATCAAGCTCAAGGCATGGACCAAATGCCTATGCCTAATGCATCGGTAGATGAAGATAGAGTCAATAGATTCAGGCAGATGAGACAGGGTGGAATTGGACCACGATTCGGTGGTGGCGGTCCAATGCAGTACTAATGAAGAAACTAATTATGTGTCGTGGATTACCTGCATCTGGTAAATCCACGTGGGCTGAGTCACAAACAAACGTCATAATAGTTGATTCAGATGACATTCGGCGCAATGGATACTCGAAGGAATTTGAAGAACTAGTTCAGGTAGAGAAGCGTAACAAGATTAGACGCGCGCTGCAAGCTGGCAAGACAGTAATCTCGACTGATCCCAACTTACTCCCTCGACATGAACGTGAATTGCGTGCAATAGCAAGGAAGTACAAGGCGCAATTCGAGATAAAAGAATTTGATACACCGCTAGAGGAGTGTATCAGACGAGATTCTCTAAGGGAGAGAAAAGTTGGGGAGCTTGCAATTAAGTACTGGCATGAACGAGCCAGTCTTCAACAAGAATGAATGGCGTCCTGAGCCTAAGCAGGAACTATTCCTCTCTATTCCGGTCAGTATAAAGGAAGCGTTTTACGGAGGGGGAGCAGGTTCAGGTAAATCTGATGTGCTATTGCTCTATGGAATCGTACATAGATGGCATGAACATCCGAAGTTCAAGCAAGTTTTCATGCGACGAACATACCCTGAACTCCGTAATGAAATTATTCCACGATCTAGAGAGTTATACAGAAAATTTGGAGCGACACTCAACAAGACTGAGATGTGTTGGACCTTTCCACGTGAAGATCAGTATGGAGCTGCTGGTGCAACCAGAGCAAATGAAGGGGCAATGATTTTTTTAGGTCATTGTGAGAATGAAGATGATGTGCACCAATATGACACAATGCAAATCTGCTTATACACTCCTGATGAGCTTACCTCCATTACAGAGTGGATCTACACCTACATCACCTTCCAACGAAACCGCGCACCCAAAGACTCCGGCCTGCCAAGTATTACACGCGCTGCTGGAATGCCCGGAGGAATTGGTCATACTTGGACTTATAAGAGATTTATCAAACCTTACCCTAAGGGTGGAAAAATTATCATCGGTAGAGGAGGAAACAAAAGAATATATATACACTCAACTCTTGAAGATAATCGACACATTGATCCCACATACAGACAGTCACTACAGGGAATTACTATCGAAGCTGAGAGAAAAGCCAAGTTACTAGGCGATTGGGATGCGTATCAGGGGCAAGTGTTCGATGAGTTTCGTGACAGGAAGTTTCAGGACGAGCCGGCTAATGCATTGCACGTCATTCCAGAGTTTGAGATTCCTCAATGGTGGCCGCGCATGGTCATTGGTGATTGGGGATTCGCTGCAATGACGTGGATCGGATGGGCTGCGATATCTCCGCTGAAGCGCGTATACATTTACCGTGAGCAATACTGGGTAAAGACGAAGATTGCGGAATGGGCACCACATGTTAAAATCTACATCGACAAAGAGAACCCGCGGCTCATCAGATTCTGCAAAAGTGCAGGTCAAGAAAGAGGACAAGAGCACACAATTCAGCAACAAATCGAGGATGAACTTGGTCAATCCGTTGAACTCAGTAATAATACTCCCGGTTCGCGTATTGCTGGAAAACTACTCATACACGAGTATCTACGGTGGCAGCCGAAACTAATTAGCCAAGATGTAATGCCACTATATAATGAAGACTATGCAATGTGGATTATGCGGAATAGAGGAATGAACGAGTACAAATCGTACCTTAAGTCATTCGATCCGCAAGAACCTGAGACTAATATTCCCAAATTACAAATATTCGAGGGATGCGCGCCAATACTCGTCGAAGCAATTAAGGCTTGTTCATACGACAAACCAAAAGGTAACAAGCCCGCAGAAGATATTGCAGAATTTGAAGGGGATGATCCAATCGACGGACTGCGATATCTTGTGGATGCAGCAGAAGGATTCTTCGATGAGTCTAATCAAGAGTTCAAGAAAATCCAAGCACAAGAAGCGTTAGTAAACAAGCTGAATACGAGTAACGACTGGACTGCATTCTACAGGAACATGGCGAAAGTAGAATCAGACGATTCGATTAAACCTGTGTCGAGGTATAGACATTGATTACTATTGAAAAGAGTTCAACCGCTGATACACGAACTTGTGATTATACAAAAGTTTCAAAGGAGACTTTGTATAAAAGTTCGGTTCAACACATCGATGATATCCATCAAGCACTGGAATTTTTCATTGGAAAGATTCAAGATGCTAAGACGAATCATGATCCAGACAAACTGACGGATATCGATGGATTTCATCGTGATTTTCTCACAGGATTTAAGCAGACAACTTGGTGGGATGCACATCGTAAGTTGAATCGCCATCATCTTACGGAAAATGATGGTGTTCCATTCGATGTGAATCTGATCGACGTATTGGATTTCATCGCTGATTGTGTTATGTCTGGAATGGGTCGTTCGGGTTCAGTGTATCCTCTGCATCTCTCACCTGAACTCCTTGAGCGCGCATTCCAAAATACAGTTGAGCTTCTGAAAAAAGAAGTAGTGGTGAAATGACTACCGGCGATTATAAAGTTTCATTGTCAGTAGTTAACCCTGATGGTTCTGCAAAGAATCTGCGGGGGACTCTAACTCTGTCTAATATCGTTCCACCTGACATAGATCCTCCAGATCCAATTGATCCTCCAGTCATGGGAGACATAGGATTAACCTATGTTCGTAAGATTGGCCTACCTAGTTTGAACATGGGCTTTGCATACGGAGATTGCACGGGCCGAATCGTGAATGGTAAAGTCAGATTGCTGTTCACAGGAGATGTAGTGTTAGGATCTCCAATCAATGAAGTAGAGATTAGTGACGAGCCAGTAGCTACGTTGGTGAGAAGTTGGAATGATCCATACAAAGGTAAGCGTGGGACGTGGATGCAAGTCGCGTCCATGCTGTCCAGTTCCAGAGGTTATAGAGATTTAGCGAAGAAGTTGCATCTTCCGCACTTACACCAGCTAGCAACTCTCTTCTTTTTACTTTACTCGAAAGCAAGGAAAGAAGGAAAGTCAGGTAACGATTGGGAATACGTAGATTTCGCGGGAAACAATTCCGTCGTTACAACTGGTCACTACTATCATCCCGAATTAGATCTTTTCTTCGCCACTTATGGAGATACATACAACGTAACAGGTAGACCAGATTGGAATTGCGTCGGAGTTCAATTGAATGATGATGGGACAACTGAAGCATATGGACCATTCAGATTCGCCGGAATGGACCCAGATGGTTCAATGAGATTCGGAACAAGAATTTCCTCCTGCCTACGCGCGCATCCAGTAGATGGATCAGTTCTCACGAGTACCGCGATGTCCAGTGGTAATTCAGGATATCCTTGGGGAGCTAATCTGCACGGTGGCGCACAATGGCCTACCCGAACAATGCCAGTAGGACCGGGTAACGACATAATGTTACCTGATAAATACTTGTGGCATTACTACATGGGGACAGAAATTGATAGGGTTAGTGGCATTGCATCTGGTCCAGTTCGGTCGCAGAGACGACCAATAGATGCATATATTTACGATGGAGATATAAATCAGCAGAGTAATTTCATCAATCCTATTCATTACAATGGCATTGGTAGCTGGACTGATAATGATACGCTTGGTGGATTTGTTCCTCTAGAAGATCGCGTCATGTTCTTCGCGGGCGTGTCAGGTAGTCCGATACTCGATCCTACCAATTGTCTAGCGTGTCATATCTGGTATGCGACGGGACTAAACAACTACAGATGTCCGCATGGATGTGACGCGGTCCCAGCAGGAATTACAGGACCAGTAGCGACCGCGAGATATCCCGCCGCATTTAACTACGATTGGTCTGATTTGAATCGAGTGCGTGATGGAGATGCAGTAGATTACGAGCAAGAACCTATTGCATGGTCTAATCTTGAGAAGGATTACGACATCGTCACCGCGCCGGTTAGTTCAGTAGGCAATGCGAAGATGAATGCTACTGGATTCTTTAACGCTGAGACGAGACGGTTATACACGATCGCTCAGGGTGCGGATCAAGGTGAAGTTACGTGGGGTCTAATCAACGCATACATTCATGAGTGGCAGGTGCAATGATTTCAGAACTTTTTAGAAAATGGTTCAGGCTCGATCCTGTATCTTGTACGACGTGTGAAGTCCTTCGGGATCAACTCGATAAGAGTGAAATGGAGCGAAGGGAGCTACTTTCACGACTACTAGAGAAGGATAAGCCTGAACCTTCACACGCGCACGTAGAGGAACCGAAGGCGATTACACCGCAGTTCATTCCGTGGCGCGTGAAGCAGCAGATGTTGGAAGCAGAAGATAGAAAGACTGCACAACTGAAGCGAGATAGGATGAAGGAAATTGACGAGTTAGAGAAAGAACTGAAGATAATTCCACGGAGTGATGATGCCAGCGAAAAGCGCGAAACAGTATAGATTCATGCAGGCTATCGCGCATGGCGCTTCTCCGCGTAAAGGGATTGGACCGTCTGAAGCAGTAGCAAAAGAGTTTGTGAAAAAGACGCCCGCGAGTAAAAGGAAAGAGTGGAGCAAATGATCAAACTCATCCTGTTAGTATTCGCGTTGGTATGCTTCGCATTAGCAACGCTAAGTATGACACAGCCCTACCACCCTCGTCTAATTGCGGCTGGACTGACATTTCTAACTGCATCAATGATTCCGTGGCCGACATAAAGGTGTGATATGGGCTTCAAAAGTGTAATGAAAAAGGTTGGTAAGGTCGCACTAAAAGCTGCGCCTATAGCCGCCGCATTTATTCCTGGTGTGGGTCCACTCGCATCAATGGCTATTAGTGCGGGTACTAGTGCTGCGGCTAAGAAGGCTAGTGGTGGTAGTTGGAAAGATGCACTACTCGCTGGAGGAATTGGAGCCGCAACGAGTAAAATTCCCATCAAGGGACTTGGTCCCTCGTCAACTGCTGTAAGTAAATCAGTTGGTGAAGGCATGAAGATAGGCGCTAAGACAGGAATTAAGAGCGCACTTGGTAACGTCGCTAAGGGTACTCTCAGTAATATCGGCGGTGCTCCAAACCAACCAATACAACAGCCGGGTAGTTGGAAAGATACAATAGGTGGGCTTGTTGATAGATTTTCTAATCGTGATGGCGGACAGCAACAACAGCCATCTTATAGAACACCAGATTTTGTTCCACAACAGGCAGTGCCACGTGGAGGAAGTCAGGTAATGCCGCGTGGTGGATACAATTACCGTAATAACCCGATGAATCAGGTAGACCAAAGTAACCCGAATTTGGCGCAGTCAATATTCCAAGGTAGACAAGAAGCAATTAGAAATCAGCCATTCCGTAAAGGATACGACGTAAACTTCCTCGGCAGCGATGACGAAACTCCGTACACAACAAGAATGCCCCCAATTAGATCAGAAAGAGGCGGTAGGAGTATCTTCCAACCAACAGCAAATATTCAGGGACCGGCGACTAGTAAAAAGAAGAAGTCAAGAATACCGCAACAGCAAGAAGAAGAAATGGCCTATTAAATGGCTAAAGAGATAAACGACGCAACTAAATCTCTACTCAAGCAGCTCATTGATCATTTCGATGATGAAGATAGAGCTGTGCGTGATAGGCAAATCAAGCAGTGGAGAAGATTGAAGTTACTGTGGGAAAATATTCAGCACACCTACTACAGCGAGGTTGCACATGACTGGCGCATTCCTGAAGCTGAAAGAGTCGGTGAAGATAGTGATCAAGGATATTACGACAAGCCAGTCAATGTTTATCGCGCGTATTTGGAGTCTATTATTGCTGCTCTATCTGTCACTGTACCTCCTGTCACTTGTTATCCTGACGATGCTGAAAACTCGCTAGATATTGCAACGGCTAAAGCAGGAGATAAAATCGCTGAACTAGTATTCAAGCATAACAATGCTCCACTATTTTGGTTGCACGCGCTGTTCGTGTATTGCACAGAAGGCATGACAGCGTGTTACAGTTATCCACACGCGGACGAGAAATACGGAACATATGAGAAGAAAGAATACAAAGATGAACAAGAAGAACATGAATTGAGTGTCTGTCCGTTATGTCAGACGGAACTGGCTGACGAAACGATTACGCAGACTCAAGAGGATAAATTTGCACCGGGAGAAGAAGATGTAGACATAGACTATGCAATGGAGACGGAACCAGAATTGGAAATGTGTCCTAATTGCGCGCAGTCTATTATACCAGACAAAAAACGGCAATCAATTACTATAACGAAACTTGTGGGTGTGACTAAGCATCCTAAGAGCCGGATTTGCATGGAGGTATTCGGTGGGCTGTTTGTTAAAGTTCCCGTCTGGGCTAGAGGTCAAAAAGAGTGTAGCTATCTCATCTACAGCTATGAAACACACTACGCTAATGTGTTGGACCAATATCCCGAACTTCGAGATAAGATTCAAAGAGGGGGAGCTACTTATGATCTGTACGAACAGTGGGGAAGAACTAGCCCACAGTATCGTGGAGAGCATCCTATCAATAATGTCACAGTTAGAAACTGTTGGCTTAGACCGTGCTCATATCACGTCCTGAATGCGGATGAAGTTGAGGATTTGAAGAAGCAATTTCCTGATGGCGTGAAATGCGTGGTGGTTAATGACTTCGTGGCACATGCTTGTAATGAAGCTCTTGATGACCACTGGACGATTACTCACAATCCGCTGTCGGATTATCTTCATTTCGACCCAATTGGCCTACTACTCACTTCGGTGCAGGATATTACAAACGATCTTATCTCTCTTGTACTCCAGACAGTAGAACATGGGATACCACAGACGTTTGCAGACCCGAAAGTGTTGAATTTCAATGCATACCGTAATTCGGAGGTTATCCCCGGTGGAATATATCCTGCTACTCCCAAATCGGGGAAGCCGTTATCAGAAGGGTTCTACGAAGTTAGGACGGCGACTCTTTCACAGGAGGTATTACCATTTGCCCAGAAGATTCAGGAGATCGGTCAAATGGTATCAGGAGCTTTACCTTCTCTCTTTGGTGGTCAGATGAGTGGTTCGCGCACTGCATCTGAATATTCGATGAGTCGCGCTCAGGCGTTGCAGAGATTGCAATCAACGTGGAAGATGCTACTACTTTGGTGGAAGGATATCTTCGGTAAAGTCATTCCGATGTATATCAAAGAGATGAAGGATGACGAGAAGCAGGTAAAGAAGGACGAATTTGGTAACTTCGTCAACGTGTTTATCCGTATGGCTGAGTTACAGGGGAAAATTGGAAACGTCGAACTAGAGGCGAACGAGAATCTACCAATTACATGGAATCAGCAGAAAGATGCTATCATGGAACTGTTCCAACTGAACAATGATGGCATAACTGCAACACTTGCATCACCAGAAAACATGCCATTCATCAAGAAGGCAATTGGTTTGAATGACTACATTATTCCAGGTGAAGATGATAGACAGAAACAGTACGAAGAAATTCAACTGTTGATTAACAGTGAGCCAATTGAAGTACCGCCTGATCCCATGATGGTTGAGCAGGCGATGGCCTTCGGCACTGAGCCACCTCCACCGCAGCGAGTACCATCAATACAACCAGATTTTGATGTAGATAATCACGTTCTGGAAGCTGACATTTGTAGACGGTGGTTAGTAAGTGACGCGGGTAGATTGTGCAAAACTGACAATCCCGCTGGATATGAAAATGTGCTACTGCATATGAAGATGCATAAAGATATGGATATGCAGATGCAGATGCAGCAACAGATGCAGATGATGCAGGCACAAGCACCACCGGCACCACAAGCAGATAGTACGGGTCAACAATTAAATGAGGGACAGTATGAACCTACAGTTCAGTAAATTATTCGCTGCTCCTGATGCGCCGGCGGGTGCGGGTGCAAGCGAAGAAAAAGAGACTGATACTTTCGAGCTGTTGAATGTCGAAGATGAACCTGAAGTACTTGATATTGGAAAAGAAAAGAAAGCTGATGAAGCTGAAACTGAAGAACCTGAAGATGAAACTGAAAAGGATGGGAAAGAGGAAGAAGTAGATGAACTGAAGGAAATTGAGGAAGAACTAGAGGGACCAAAAGAAGAAGATTTGGAGCTAATGACGCCGGTAAGACGGCGTGAAATACTCGCAAAGTATCCTAAACTGTTCAAAGATTTTCCGTACTTGGAGAAGGCGTATTATCGTGAGCAGCAGTTTACGGAGGTATTTCCGTCGATTAAGGATGCGCGTGCGAGTGCAGAAAAAGCTACGATTCTAGACAACGTAGAAGCTGAAGTGATGAGTGGTGACATCACATCAGTGCTAATGGCAGCGAAAAGTGAGGATCAGGAAGCATTCTACAGGATTGCCGATAACTATCTTCCAACGCTGCGACGAGTAGATCA